ACCCCGACAAAGACAAAAGAGTATGAAGCCCGCATTCAAGCAGCAGCATGGTCAGCTATGAAGCAGCATGGCCTAGAGCCGACAGACAGGCCGGTTCACGTTGATATGGTGGCTTTCATGGACATACCTAAAAGCTGGTCAAAGACCAAGAGGCTAGAAGCGGAATATAATGCCCTTCGACATACCAGCAAACCTGATTTGGATAATATTATTAAAGCTGGATTGGATGGCATAGTGGGAGCCGTGATAAACGATGACAAACAGGTTCACAGCATCAAAGCCAGAAAAGTGTATTGTCATCCTGATAGAGGGCCAGTTCTCTATATTTCGGTTGCATGGGAATAGCTGTAATCTGGCCCATACGTTTCACGCCACAGCTTCGGCTCACGATGGAGCGCGATTTTGGATGTGTCAAAAAGACCCTGATGATGCCCTTCACATAACGGGATACAGCTTAGATCTGAACGCTTGCTAGTTCCAAACCTATCATGGATGGGATGATGGGCTTGCGTGGGGCTGCGCTGCACTTCACCAAACGCCTCACAGATGCAGCAATTTTGCTGGCGTATCCATGCAAGGAACTTGATGCTTTTCTTATCCTTTGGAGCCTTGAGGCCCAGCGGCGGCTTATTTGCTAAGTTGGTCATATGTTGGATCGTATCCTATTGCTTCTGATAGCTTGCTCATAGCAGCCTCAAAGAAATCCATAAATTCTTTCTGATCCATTTTATCAAACGCAATGCTATCTGGAACATAATAAATCTGGCCCGTTACGCCGTTTATAACGCTCTTGTAATAGCCGCAAAGCATTTTCAGATCGTTGTGCAAGTGATCCTTTGTTGCCCACTTCCCTGTGGCCTTTACAACGCCTGTGAGCGTGGCCCAATAGAAAGCGTGATGCGGATTAGAGCGATTGGCAACTGGCTTTAAATCGAATAGCTGCCCTTCGCTGTAATCTTCCATCATATACGCAACGTGCTTGCTGATTGGTTCCAACGTGCCATTGCGCATAGTGACTTGCAAATGCGGATGATCACCACGGGATTTCATCATCTATATCACGCTGGGGTTGATCGTGTTCTTGATGCTGCACTTCTTCTCTGGCCTTGCCGCCAAGCAACGTCACGGCAGAAGCGCGAATATCCAGATAAGGCTTGTCGTTATAGATCCGCATTGAAAAATCACCAGAGACAGAAATCTTGATGCCCTTCTTCACATAGCTCACGATGGCTTGCGCTGCCTTGCCCCAATAGGCGCAATCAAAATATAGGACGCTTTTATTTGCGCCATATCCATCTTGAACGGCCACAGAGAACTTTAATACGGGTGTACCTTTATGCTCACGCAATTCTGCATCTCTGGTGACGTTGCCGGCGATTACTATATTCTTCATTTCATTAACTCCCTCTTGCGATTATTGTGAGCATCAAACAACATATCATACTGCTCACTTGTCAAACCGACATGCTCTATTAACTTTTTATATCTAGCCTCATTGGCCGCGAACTTCTCAGCATCACAATTCTTGTAAAACTCAATGGCTGCATCAATTCTGGCATTTAAATCAAGCTCCATCGATGGGCCTTTTTTATTTGCCACGGCTGCATTCCCATCATCATCCTCTGGCGCAATCCCTGCCAATCCCAGCAGCCCATAACGCCTTGCGTATGTAATCGCAGAGCCAAGACCCTGCATATCGTTCTTGCCCAGAACCAAATAAACCTTGCTGTTAAAATCTAAGCCAGATGAGTGGAGCAGCTTGGTTTCCACAAAATGCCCTTCCTCGTCCTTATCGTTGCGCTGTAGAACAGCAAAGCCATTAGCATGGAATGCACCCATCGTGGCGTTTACCACCGCTTCAAGATCAGCATATTTGCTTTTGAAGTGCGGGTTTTTGCTGTTCTTTACGGCTGCGCCCATTTCGCTTTGTGCTTTTAATAAAGCTTTAATTGCATCAGACATTGAGAGACTCCTTCAATCGGTTATGTTCCTGATTGGCTTTTTCAATACCAGTCTCAAGCGCATTGATCATCTGCGTGGTTATTAAAGATGGTATTTTGTTGTCGGTTGCAGTCTTGATAATCTCAAAAAGAACATGGTTCTTAATAACTATTGGTGTTGGATGCTTATGCATTATTTTCTCCTCAATTTATAAATCTTATTTACACTCGCCAATTTGTAATGTAAAGCATAATTATCAATTTTGCCACAAGGAATGAATGGTATGGAAAACCGCAATATATTATCTCTTAATAGAATGCGTGAAATGTTGGAGGATCGGAACATTTCATCAGTAGCCAGAAACACTGGCATCAATCGGGTCACGCTGTCGCAAATAATCAACGGCACAACAGATCCAAAATATTCAACTATGGAAAAACTATCTAATTATTTGGAGGAAAAAGATGGATAGCCAAACCAAACAATTATTGCAGCATTTGCGGGATCACAGATGCATTCAGCCAATGACAGCTTTGCGCCAGCTTGGGATATACCGGCTGGCCGCAAGGATCAAAGACTTGCGCGATGAAGGCCATGAAATCATCACTGATAGAGTCGGTCAAAAGCGGATTGCGGAATATACTTTGATTAAAGAAAAAACCCCCAGCGTGAACTGAGGGCTTTAGTCGAACAGGTAAATGCGTTATTCTTAACAGGCAATAAATCAACGCAGGGTCATAATACTTGGCCTTGCCCTAACAAACAAGGGTAAAATATGTCTCACTACATGACAGCTTTAGCAATGAAGCAAAAAGGACTCAAACCATCCACTAAGGTCGTGCTTTATTGGATTGCAGATCACCATAACAGTGAAAGCGGCGATTGCTTTCCAAGCCATAAACGCCTCGCAGAATTATCTGAATTGACTGATAGAGATGTTAGAAGGCAAATCAGCAAGTTAGTTGATGTTGGATTAATACAAATTGAAAGCAGAACAAGACCTAATGGGTCACAGACATCTAACAACTATATATTGTGTTTGCATGAAGATGATGGTCGGACAAATAGTCCTGCCCCCACGGACAAATTGTCCAGCCCCCCTGTATCAAATTGTCCTACCCTTAACCTTGGAATAAATAACCTTGTAAATGAACCTAATATATTGATCGAAAGATTTGATGAGTTCTATGCAGCTTATCCAATCAAGAAGGGAAAAGGCGCAGCAAAGAAGGCTTGGGAAAAGGCTGTAAAGAAAGCTGATCCCGATCACATAATTTCAAACGCAGCATTGTATGCTTCAAGCGTTCAGAACAAAGATCCTAAATTCATAGCACACCCAGCAACGTGGCTAAATGCTGAGAGATGGGATGACGATATTAGCAAAGAACTCTTGCAAGCATCCATAGATCCGCAAAATATGATGCTCGACGTTTTGAAATCAATGGGGTTAAAATACAATGCGTGAAGATCAAATAAACACAATGACTACGAAGCTGCTGGCGCGGCTAAACCCGCCAAGAGCAATATCATCTAATCCAGAAGGCATAAAGGCAGAGGCAGAGCTTCTATGCAAAACAATAAATAAGATGGCACCAAGCCGTGAATATCAACAGTGGTTCGATCTATTTGAAGAAGCGGTTTTAAGCAATCTGGAAACCCGTACATGGCCGACGATCAAAGAGCTTAAAAAGGCTGCAAAGGAAATAGCACCAAAGCGGCCAGAGTTTCGTGATCTTACGAATGAACCAGCATGGCATCCAGATCCCTATAAGATCAACGCCCAGCGCATAAAGAATATGGAGCCTGTTGGAGAAGAATGGATAAGCGGAAAGCAATCAGAGCAGCTTATGAGCAGGGGTTTAATTGAGGAAAGTGAGCTTGAGCCTTATCGTAGCTTCCTAGCCCACAGCGCACTTTATTGAAAAAGCAGTTTGACAGTTTATCTAAAATCTGTTCATCTGTCATTCCATTGAAAAGGAGATTGCAATGTCAATCATAAAACAAATCAGCCTAAGCAAGGTTGATCCAAACCCGTATCGGATGCTTGGAGATTATCCATACAGCGAGGAAAAGCTGTCTGTGTTAGTTCGCAGCATTAAAGATGTTGGCCTGTGGGAAGGCGTTATTGGGCGTGAAAAGGATGATCGTGTGCAGATTGCATTTGGTCATCACAGAATAGAGGCGGCTAAACGTGCTGGCTTATCTGAAGTTAATGTTGTTATTCGTGATTTATCAGATGACGATATGCTGCGCTTTATGGGCCGTGAGAACGGTGAAGATTACCGCACAGACTTTCTTGTGTTGCTTGAAACGTGGGAAGCGGCGTGTAAAAGCTATACGTCGCGCGACGTACAGGTCGAACAACCTGTTGAAATTGCTAAGTTTTTGGGTTGGGTTCAAAACAGGTCACATTCTGATTTTCCACAAATGAACCGTTCAGCAGAGGCTTGCAACAGTGCTTACAACCTTATTAAAGGCAAATACCTTGAGCGGTCTGATCTTGAAAGCCTTACAGTCAACGAGGCCAGAGAGATTTGCACTAGAGCGCAAGCCAACATGAAGCGTCTTGATGCGATGGGTAAGCAGGGAAATCGCACGGCTTCTGAGATTGAAACGTCAAAGAAGCAAGTAGCAAAGGCTGTAAAGGCAACCGCGAAGCAATCCAGAGAGGGTCACGTAGCTCAAAGGGATCTTCGCAGCACATTGGATGTAAATACTTACCGATTGGCAAAAGAGGCTAAGGTTAAGGAGCCTTTGTTTGCGCAGTTTGGCAATCAACTGGCTGATCGTATTTCTGCAATGCTCAATGATGATGTGAACGCTGGAAAGCTGGAAAATATCATTGATGCGCTGGATGTGATCGAGAATGAGCAAGACCATGCTGTTGTCACATCTATCAAGGCCAACCTTAAAGGCTTGTCAGAGCGCTCTATGCGCTGGCGCAGCAAGATGAGCAAAGAAAAGGTGGTGGAACTAAAAGCAATCGAGGGAGGCGCTGATGTCTAAGCATTTACGGAGAGAAGCGGCACGGGCTTGCCCGATACATCAAACGATTATGGAAACAGCAGCAGATCAGCTTTGTTTGCATGGGGTCTTTGAGAAAGATGCAATACTTGATCAGCTAAACTTGAAAGCAATGTCTGATGCTATTCGCTGGGATTACATCAGGGATTTCTTGCAGGAAGAGCAAGGTTGTGAGCTTGTTCCATTAGCAAGTGTTTATTTCAAACGGCATCAAAGGCACGATGAGATAGCAAACCCATCAAGGTATATTGCTGGCGGTCACGGCAAAAAAACTGCTGGATATGCAGCTATAACATCAAACAATGATCATCTTGTAGTGGCAAAGATAAAGATCAAACACGCCATCAGTAACGGGGTTGGCGAAGCATTTAGGAATTATTTACAAGCGGCTGAAGATAAGCGGGTTGGAAGTGGCCTAACGCCTTTGCAAATAAGTGTAGATAAAGCTTCATAAATTCATCAATTTAACCCTGCCTTGATTGGTGGGGTTATTTTGTTATAATAAACAAAACCGACAACAGGACACATCAATGCAAGAATGGCCCGCTGATAAAGTAACGCGCCGCAAGGTGGCTTCACTTATTCCATATGCAAGAAACAGCCGCACTCATAGCGATGAACAAGTTGCTCAAATAGCCGCCAGCATCAAAGAATGGGGTTTTACTAATCCAATCTTGGTGGACATTGATGGGGAAATAATAGCCGGTCATGGCAGATTATTAGCCGCGCAAAAGCTTAATATTGATGAAGTTCCAACGATGACAGCCGTGGGATGGAGCGAAGCACAGAAACGCGCTTACGTCATAGCCGATAATAAACTCGCATTAAACGCTGGCTGGGATAATGAAATGCTTAAGGTCGAACTAGATGGCCTCAAAGATTTAGATTTTGATATAGATTTAACCGGCTTTAATGCAGATGAACTTGCTGACCTGTTTCCAGAGCCAGAAAAAGCTGGGCTTACCGATGAGGACGCCGTTCCAGAAGCGCCAGAGCATCCTATAACGGTAGAGGGCGATATTTGGGTGCTTGGCAATCATCGGCTAATGTGTGGCGACAGCACAAGCATCGAAGCCTTAGAAAAGCTATGCGAGGGTCAGCTAGTCGATATGTGGCTTACCGATCCTCCTTACAATGTTGCTCTTGGTTATGATGAAACCCCAGAGGAGGCAAAAAAAAGAAATAGACGAACAGACGGATTAACAGTTTCAAATGATAAAATGACCGATAAAGAGTTTCGCCAATTTTTGACTGACTGTTACACTTCTGCGGATGCAGTAATGAAGTCTGGTGCAGTTTTTTACATTTGGCATGCAGATAGCGAAGGTTACAATTTTCGAGGAGCAGCCTTTGATATGGGATGGCAAGTCAGGCAGTGTTTAATATGGAAGAAACAAGTGCTTGTTATGGGGCGGCAGGATTACCATTGGATGCACGAGCCTTGTTTATATGGCTGGAAGGCGGGAGCCTCTCATCTATGGGCAACAGATCGGAAGCAGACAACAATATTAGAGTTTGATCGTCCGAGTAGGAACAAAGAACACCCGACTATGAAACCAGTGGAGTTATTTTCCTACCAGATGCAAAACAACACCAAAGGCGATGATTTGGTGCTAGATAGTTTTGCAGGATCAGGAACGACAGCAATAGCCTGTGAGAAGTTTAATCGTAGAGCTAGATTAATGGAGTTAGATCCAAAATATTGCGATGTCATCATAAAGCGCTGGCAAGACTTCACTGGCAAGCAAGCAGTACACGAAGCCACGGGCAAAACTTATGCAGAAACAAACCAAGTTAATGAGCATGGTTGAAGCCGCGTCAAATGTTCTTATTGGATATATTATCGCAACCGCAGCAACTTATGTTATATTACCATTACACGGTTATCAAATAACCACGCAAAAGGCGCTATCGATTTCATTGGCTTTTACAGCTATATCGTTAGCACGTTCTTACATTCTCAGGAGGCTGTTTAACAGATTTTAATATGGCAAACGGTGAAGCTGGCAGACCAATGATTGAACTAACCAAAGATCAAATTAGGGAAGTAGAAACCCTAGCGGCTGTATTATCTACAGATGACATTGCCGATTATTTCGGTGTAGGTCGCACAACTTTTTATGCGCTAATGGATAGAAATCCAGATATTTCTGAACGCTATAAAAGGGGAAGAGCCAAAGCAAAGGCATCAATATCAGGTGGATTGATTAAAAAAGCACGGGCTGGTGATACTACTTCGCAGATATTCTATTTGAAAACGCAATGCGGCTGGCGTGAAACCCAACACATCGATCACAGCAGCACAGACGGATCTATGACACCGCAAACAATAGAGCGCATAATCATTGACGAAGCTCCAGATCCAGACGCCTAGATGGGCATTGCCTTTGCTTCAAGGGCAAGATGGTCATCCAAGATATAGAGGCGCAAAAGGTGGTCGTGCATCTGGTAAATCACATTTCTTTGCAGAAGCAGTAATTGAGCGCCAGCTTATGAACCCAGATACTAGGGTCGTTTGTATTCGTGAGGTGCAGCGATCCTTGAAGTTCTCAGCCAAGCAACTGCTGGAAGATAAAATCAATGCGCTGGGCGTTGAGCATTTGTTTGAGATACAAAACACCGAAATAAATAATTTACGCGGCAATGGAATTATTATCTTTCAAGGTATGCAAGACCACACTGCCGACAGCATAAAATCATTAGAGGGTTTTGATATAGCTTGGTGCGAGGAAGCGCAGAGTTTATCAAAGCGATCTATTGAACTGCTAGATCCAACCATGCGCAAGGATGGCGCAGAGCTTTGGTTTAGCTGGAACCCCAGAAGCCCCAGCGATGCCGTTGAGCAAGTATTTCAAGAAAACAATAATAAATGTTTAGTTCACGTTAATTACAGCGATAATCCTTTCGCTCCAAAATCAATGGTTGATCTTGCTGAAACGGCAAAGGAGCGTGATTTTGACCGTTATGCTCATATTTGGCTGGGTGAATATGAAACAGTTAATGAAGCACAAGTATTCTATGGCAAATGGAAGGTAGAGGATTTTGAGCCTGTTCAAGGATGGGATGGCCCTTATCTTGGGGTTGATTTTGGTTTTCGCCCTGATCCTTTAGTAGCAATAAAGTGTTGGGTTTATGACGAAACGCTGTATATAGAAAAAGAGGCTTATGGGGTCGGGATCGAAATAGATGATACGCACAACTTTATTTGCAAGCATATACCAGAATTTGACCGCTATACTTGCCGCGCTGATAGCGCAGAGCCAAAGACTATATCATACCTTCAAAGGCATGGTTTCCCGCGCATGGAAGGCGTTAAAAAGTGGCCTAACAGCATCCAAGAAGGAATAAGGTTTATTCGCGGCTTCAAATCTGTCATAATAGCGCCAAACTGCAAAGGTGCGATTGATGACTTTAGGCTTTACAGTCACAAGGTCGATAAATTATCAGGTGACATATTGCCAGATGTTATTGATGCAAATAATCATGCGCCTGATGCAATACGTTACGCAATCGCGCCTTTGATTAAGGTTCAAGCCTCTGGAAGAATGGTGATCAGAATATGAGTAATTCAGTCGCAAAAGTCAGTAACGAAATCCAATACATGCTAGATCAATCTGCGCCTGTGCGTGATTTGGTTGAAGGTGGTCAGCATATGCGTGACATGGGTCAAAAGTATTTGCCCAAATTCCCACAAGAAACCGATGACGATTATGAGGCCAGAAAAGCTGGCACATGGTTATTTGATGGCGTTGGTAAGACGATTGAAGATTTAACCGGCAAGGTATTCGATCAGCCGGTATTCTTGCAAGAAACTGGAACCGATCTTGACGTATGGTCTTTTAATATAGACTTGGAAGGTCGTGATTTATCGCAATTCGCGCATGATGTTTTCAATGATGCACAACGATCTGGCATATCATTTATATTGGTTGATGCGCCGCCACGGCCAGCAGATTTAACCAGAATACAAGCCGATCAAGGAAACTTTCGTCCATATTTTCAGCATATCAAGCTTGAAGAAGTTTATGGATATAAATGGCAGCTAATCAATAACGCTCCAACTATTACGCAAATTCGGATTGGTGAAAAGATCACGCAAGAAAACGGCGATGAGTATGATCCTGATGAAGTGCAGCAAATCCGTGTTTTAACCATGCCTGTTGAAAACGATCAAATCGTGGGCAATATGTTTGTGCGTTTATACCGGCAAAATGAACGTGATGATTGGGTGCTTTACGACGAATATCAAACAGCCTTAACCAAAATCATGCTTGCTCCATTAGATATTGGAAGAACCAGCTTTATGATGGCAGAGCCACCACATGCGCGGTTGGCAGAGATTAACTTAGCGCATTGGCGGTCGCAATCCGATCAAGCAAACATTATGCATCACGCTCGTGCTCCAATGAAATACTTTCATGGCTATAGCAGGGAAGATTTAGAGGACTTCGCTGAAGGCGTTGGATATGCTTTTTATTCTGCTAATGAAAACGCTAAGATTGGCGTTGTTGAACATTCTGGCGCGGCCATCGATGCAGGGCGAACTGAGTTAAAGGATATGGAGTTCCAGATGCAAGCAATGGGCTTGCAATTAATTGTATCACGCACCGGCACATCTACGGCCACAGGCGATATGATTGATGAAAACAAGGTTAATAGTCGCTTGGGAATGTGGGCTGATAATCTTAAAGACACGCTGGAAAGCGCTTATTCCTATATGGCAGAACTTGCTAATATTTCCACCGATATAACCGTGATTGTGAATAAAGACTTCGCGGCAAGTGCGCTATCACATTTGGATATGGATGCTTTGAGCAAAATGTATCTTGCTGGCGTTATTTCAAAGGTTACTTACATCAATGAAGCTAAACGGCGCGGCATCTTAGCTGAAGAAGTAGAGCCAGAAGATGAGGCAGAAATGATAGCCGATCAGCCTATGGACGAGCCTGATGGCAATATCGGATGATTTCGCAGACGCTACGATTAGACACCAAGTTTATTTGCAGCGTTACAAATCAGGCGTAGTGAATAAAATATTAGCTTTGCTGAAGGGCGTTGAGTCTGACATCGTGCAGCAAGTGGCAAAGCGGGATTTGCAATCTTTAACTAGGCGGCAAGTTGATCAGCTATTAGCAAACCTCAAGCGCAAGATTGATCAAGGCTATGAGCCGGTCATTGATTTGTTAAATGATCAGGTAAAGCAACTGGCTGGCTATGAAAAGCGTTGGCAGATGGATATGTTTAGCAAAACTGTTCCCATAGATTTGGATTTTGTCGCACCTTCTGATGAGCAAATTATCGCATCTGTAATAGCCAGACCTTTTCAAGGCTTGCAGTTAAAGGATTGGTATAAGGGCTTACCTGATGGTCAGTTTCGCCGATTGCGTGAAGCAATTAGACAAGGTTACGTTGATGGCGATACCACGCAGCAAATAGTTCAAGCTATTCGCGGCACAAGAACCACATCAGGCATATTAAATATTTCTCGCAGGGCCGCAGAAACAACAGCCAGAACGGCTTTATCGCACACGGCTAATGTTGCACGAAATCAGGTTTATAGGCGCAACCGAAGATTAATTAAATCTGTTGAATGGGTTGCTACATTAGACGGTAGAACGTCTGCAATATGCAGAGCAAGGGATGGTAAAGTTTATCCAACTGACAGTGGGCCAAGACCGCCAGCACATCCAGCTTGCAGATCAACAACTATTCCTGTTCTTAAATCTTTACGTGAATTAGGTATCAAAGCGGATGAGGTGCCGATTAAATCAACAAGGGCATCGATGAACGGACAGGTTTCATCAGAATTAAATTATGGGGCATGGCTACGAAAGCAGCCGGTTTCATTCCAGAATGAAGTGTTGGGAGTTAAAAAAGCCCAGCTTTTCAGAAGGGGTGATTTAGCAATGGATCGTTTCGTTGATAAAAAAGGTAACGAGCTAACGCTAGATCAACTCAGAGAGCGCGAAAGCGCAGCGTGGGCCAAAGCTGGCCTTTAAAACCGATGGGGAAATAAAATGGCAAACGAAGCTGAAGCAGTAGATCAAACAGAAACGGTTGATGACCGTGATCAATTAATTAATGAGCTTAAATCGCAACTAAAGGAAACCAATCAAAAGCTGGTGGACTCCAATGAGGAAGCGATGCGGCGCAGAAAGACCGTTGAAAAGTGGAAGGAGCTTGGCGAAAGCCCTGATGCTGTGCGGGAAATGTTAAACAATAAACCGGCAGAAGCTAATAATAACGAAGAAATTATTAATCAGATCAAGCAGCAATATGAAGGCAAGCTATCTGAAAGCCAAAAACGATTGCAAAATTACCAACAGAAAATTGCAATGGCTGAATTAAAATCTGCTTTAGCTGGCGAAAATATCATTCCAGAAGGCTTAGATCCCATCACTTTAATGGCGCAACAACGTATAGCCTTTGACGAAACTGGAAATTCGCGTATAATGAACGCAGATGGAACTAAACCCCTCGCTGGTTCGGGGGCTGATGGCTACGCAACCGTGGCAGATTTGGCAAAAGAACTAGCAGCGTCAAAGATGGGCCAATTATTCGTAAGGGATAACGGTCTATCAGGTGGAGGAAAACCACCAGCGTCCCAGCAAGGGAATCCCCAATCTAAAACCGTGACTCGTTCTCAATGGGATACAATGACCCAGCGCGATCGAGCTACATTTGTAAAAGACGGCGGCAAGGTCAGAGACTAACCGCTAACCAAGGAGAAAAAGAATGGCAAACGTTCTTACTGATTTGGCGGCAGACATTTATGTGGCCGCTGACGTTGTTGGCCGCGAGTTAGTCGGCTTTATTCCAGCATCAACAATCAACGCAGATGGTTCTGAAACTGCTGCTGTTGGTCAAACTGTGCGCTCATTCGCAACGCGCGAAGCATCAGCCGTTGATATTACGCCTTCTATGACTATTCCAGAAGGCACAGATCAAACCATCGATAACAAAACGCTGACAATGACAAAACAGCGTGGTGTTCAGATCCCATACACAGGCGAAGATGTACGCTTGTTAAATGGTGGCGCTGGTTATGAAACCGTTTATGGTGATCAAATCGCACAAGCGATGCGTACACTTGTCAACGAAATGGAAGCTGACCTAGCAGAAGAAGCATATACAAACGCTTCACGCGCTGTTGGTACTGCTGGCACAACGCCATTTGGATCAAACTTTGATCTGGTTGCAGAAGCCCGTCAAGTTTTGGCAGATAACGGAATGCCAATGAATGATGGTCGTATTTCACTTGTTATGAATACTGCCGCTTCAACAAAGCTTCGCAATTTGGCATCACTTTCATCAGTAAACCAAGCTGGCAATGACACTTTATTGCGTCAAGGCACCTTGCTTGATTTGCAGGGCGTTATGATCAAGGAAAGCGCACAAGTTCAGTCGCATACTAAGGGCGGCGCAACAGGTGCTTTGATCAATAACGTAGCTGGTGAAGCTGTAGGTCAAACTACACTAACGCTTGATACAATAACAGTTAATACAACTGGTATTGTCGCGGGTGACGTTGTTACCTTCGCTGCTGACACAACAAATAAATATGTTGTGAATACTGGCTTGGTTGCAACCTCTGGTGATATTGTTATTGGCGATCCGGGCTTGTTAATTGCTGCGCCAAATAACAATGCGATGACCATTGGCAACTCATTCACTGCGAACGTGATGATGCACCAGAAAGGCATGGAGCTTGCAATGCGCGCACCAGCAAAGCCAATCGGTGGTGATGCAGCAGTTGATGTGATGATTGTTCAAGATCCGACTTCTGGTTTGGTCTTTGAAGTATCTGTTTACAAAGGCTTTAGCAAAGCAATGATCCAAGTGGGTGTTGTTTACGGCTACAAAGCTTGGAACAGCAAAGCAATCGCCACAGTTATGGGCTAATAGATCGGGGGCTTCGGCCCCCTTTCTCACCACAGGAGGTTAATATGCCGCGCCCTTATTTAAAGAAAAAAGGTCTGATCGTTAAGAAGAAGAAGGCCAAGAAGAAGAAAAAGTAAATGGCTGCTAGACGCTCAAGAAAACGCAAATCAACGATAAACTCTGCTGGCAATTATACAAAGCCAAAGATGAGGAAGCGCTTGTTTTATGCCATCAAGAGTGGATCTAAAGGTGGTCGTGCTGGTCAATGGAGCGCAAGAAAAGCGCAAATGCTGGCAAGGCGATATAAGGCTGCTGGCGGGGGTTATAAATAATGGCCCTTAAAAAGAACCAGCAATCATTGAAAAAATGGACGCGCCAGAAATGGGGTTACACCGGCAAGAAAGGCAAAAGCCGATATTTGCCTAAAGCCGTAAGGGATAGCTTAACGCCAGCACAGAAAGCGGCTGGTTCCAGAGCAAAGAATAAAGCAACGAAAGCTGGCAAGCAAAGTGCCAGATATACAAAAGCAGAGCGCAGGGCATTGCGGAGATTAAGATGAGAAAACGTGATCCGCGCATAAAAAGATTAGGGGTTTCTGGTTTTAACAAGCCAAAAAGAACGCCTAATCATCCCAAGAAATCTCATGTTGTTTTGGCAAAGGTTGGCGATAAGGTTAAAACAATTCGCTTTGGGCAGCAGGGCGTAAAGGGCGCGGGTAAAAACCCAAGGACAGCGGCGCAGAAAGCAAGGCGTAAATCGTTTTTAGCGCGTCATCAAAAGAATATTGCAAGAGGTCGCATGAGTCCAGCATATTGGGCTGCAAAGGTTAAATGGTGATTAAATGGCACTAGATACAACAATCGGTGGGACAGATACAAATAGCTATATCACTTTAGCTGAGTGGCAAGCATACTGGTTAGAGCGTAATATTGATGTTTCGCAGCATGGTCACGATGCAGCCCATGAGGCTAATCTTGTGCAAGCGGCTCAATGGATAAATCAGACTTATAATTTCGTCGGTGATAAGCAATATCAATATCAAGCGATGGCATGGCCTAGATTAACTATGCATCTGGTAGAGGGCTGGCCGATTGATCCTGATACCATCCCGCAAGATATAAAGGACGCACAGGCTGAAATGGCCTATTTGATACACGAAGGCGCTACGCCTTTTGCAAGCGTATCAGGCGGCGCTGTGGTGCGTACTAAAAGCAAGGCTGGGCCAGTGGAAACAGAAACCGAATATACAAACTTCAGAGAAATACCGCGTTTCGTGGCGATTGAAGGGTTGGTTTCAAGATATACTGTATTCGGTGGTTCACAGATTAAAATGGTGAGAGCATGACAACGATCACGGCCATTGCTGATGCAGCATTTGATGCAGTGGCTTTAGCCATTACAGATGCCATTGATGATGCCACAATAAGCTATGATACAAATGGCACTTACAATCCAAGCACCGGCGTTTATCCAGTAACCACAACCACAATTAACGGCAGGGCGTTGTTTGATACAGAGATCCCTGCAAATGATATTTTTCCTGATACGGTTATTGGCCCACAGGATCAGCTTGTATTGCTAGAGGGTTTTTCTGCGGTTGTTAAGGAAGGCTATAAGCTAACGGTTAATAGCGTTGATTATGAAGTAAAACGGGCGCAAGCCATTGTTGGCTCTGTTTCGTTACAATATGCGGTGGTGCTAGAAAAATGACCGCCAAGCAATTCACCTTGCAGCTAAATAAAGAAATAGCTGATACAGAAGAAAAGATTGAGGATGCGATTTCATTAATTGCAATGGATAGCTTGCGCGGGGTTGTTATGAAATCCCCTGTTGATACGGGTCGTTTTCGTGGAAATTGGATAGTTTCAAAAAACGCTGCAAACACAACGTCTAGTCAGGTTACGGATAAAAATGGCGGTCAAACAATCACCAAAGGATCAGGCGTTATTGATACTTTTGAGATGAATACAGATAGCAGGATAATAATTCAGAATAATTTGCCTTATGCAAACCGTTTAGAAAATGGATGGTCTAAGCAAGCTCCAAATGGAATGGTGGCTTTGACTGTCGCTGAAATGCAGCGCAAATATAGGAATATTCTGATATGAGCTATGCAACAGAGCGCCGCGCAATCGAAACATATTTAAATACGCAATGGTCGGATGCAACGCCGATTGGTTTCGATGGGCATGAATTTGAACCCACAGCCAACAGCATTCGCGTTACAATTCAAAATGGTCAGGTTGTGCAGGGATCTATTGGCGCTGCGGCCAATCGGATTGATCACATTGGATTAGTAAGCATTCAAATCTTTACCGAAAGCGGCAAAGGAACACAGACTTGGCGGGGATATGCTGAAACTTTAGATGGCATTTTCTTTGATAAACGAATAACAGATGCGGGTGCAGTAGCGACTACCAACGAGTTCATCAGATTTTCACCAGAGCAACAGCACCCATATATTTCTGGCGAAGTTTCTGATATACCTTTTCATATCGCAACTTTTGTCGCACCATTCGTGCGCTACGAGTATAAATAGGAGGCCACAACATGACTGGCATTGCATCAAATCAGCTTCGATCAGCTTTTGTGGCTGAAGCTACGGCTGGAACTACACCATCAACTCCATCGTTCACCAACAGTGACGTTCCCATAAACATGACCGCCGCACCTAATATGATTGAGCATCGATCATTAGCGGCCAAGGGCGAGGCTGTACAAACCGCAATCGGCGGCATTGACGTCACTGGAAATATGTCTGGCACATTGGTTTATGGTGCTTATGATGATTTCTTTGAGAGTCTGTTTCAAGGCACTTGGACAACTGATGTTTTGAAGAACGCTAAAACCACGCAATCATTGACGGTTGAAAACGCCATTGCAGCGGGTGAAGGCGGCACAAATACGATGATGCGCTATCAAGGCGTTGAAGCAACTGGTGGATCAATCACGCTAACATCAAACGCAGATATTACTTTTGCTTTTGATTTAATCGGTATGGGTTCATCAGATACATCAACCAGCGCAATAACAGGCGCAACATATACAGATCAGACTGAGCGCACACCCCTTTCATCTGGAGTAGATGTTGGAACGATTGCCTTTAGCGGCTACACGTTGGATGCATTTGAAAGTGCAACGATTAACTTTAACTATGATGGCCGTGAAGCGCAGAATATTCTTGGCAACAGTTTTACAAAAGGTGGCCTAACAAAGGGCGCAGCATTAGCTGAGATTACTGCGCGGGTTTATGTAGATGCAAACTTTGCAGCTATGTATAATGCAGCGCGTGATACCGATCACAGTTTGTTTAGCGTCACTTTCCCCTTGGGATCTGTATCTAGCAAGAAATACACATTGGTTTTCCCAACTTGTAAATTCACTGGTTCTAATTTGGACTTTACTGCCACAAACTCAATGCAAGATATTACCATCAGAGCGCTTTATGATGAAACAACAGAAGATGCTTCAATGAAGCTAACAAGGGCTGTTTCATAATGGCCATGATTGCTTTGGTAAAATTCACCGCTGATATTGATGGCAAGCCTGTGGTTTTTAGGGCTGGTGATAAAATATCAGATGCCGTTGTAAAAAAATTGGGTCTTGCGGATAAACCTCATCTCGCTGGGTCTAATACATCTAAACCGACAAAAACCGAATAAGTGCAGCACTTAGGGGGCTGGTTTGTCGGTATTCCAGCCCCCATCAAAACCGACGAGGAAACCGAAATGCTTAATTTAAAGAAACCTAAAATGTCCGATATGACCTATCGGCGCGAATTTTCTGATGAACTTACCTTTTTATCTGAGGAAGATAAAACGTGGATAGAAATAAAGTGTCGCGCTGGTGGCTGGGCAAATCCTGATTTGGTTAGATTGCGTGATGACATACAAACATATCGCCAAGCAAAATCCATCGAAAGCGCAAAGCTGATAAAAGATACTACTAAATATGCAGAAATGAGCGCAGCAACTGATAAGGAAGTTGGCCGCAAGTTATTTGAGGCGATCTTTGATGCTTGTGTTATTTCTTGGAATACAAATATTAAAAACGATAGCAAAGCAATGCAGTGTGATAAGGATCATTTCCTTGCACTTGCTGATATTCGCATAAATGAAATATCTGAGTATTTTATGGAATTTGCTAAATACGTTGATGAATTATCTAACTTTCGTGCTGAAGCGGATGGAGAAACGGAAAAAAACTAATTGATGCGCTTTTATGGTCTTTTAGGTATTCACCGCGTGATGAAACTTATTTGATGTCTAAAGGCGCACTGAAAATAGAAGATAAACCTATTCCCGCAAATATGACTGCATGGACAGCTTTTCATATGTTGCGAGGCTCTAGGCAAATTGGCTATGGTGGCGTTTCCCCTATACCGTTCAGCGAAATTATGGCATATTGCACCCATGCGGGCGTTGATGACCCGATGGAACGGCAGCAAGTTGCTAAGTTTGTAATGGCACTGGATCGAACGGAGCGCGAAGAATATGGCAACAATAAGTCTAAATCTTAACGCACAAGGAATTAAAACTGGTGCGCGTGACGCTAAGCAATCATTAGACTCGGTTAAGCAATCCGCAACGTCCACGGAAGCGGCGGTTGTTCGCAGCAGTAATAACATGGGTTCGGCCATTACTCGCATGGGCAATATGTCTGGCGCTCAAAGGTTTGTATTCCAAAACACTGCAAACCAGCTTGGTGATATTGCTGTTCAAGCGTCTATGGGAACTAATATCTTTAGGGTTTTGGGAATGCAGTTGCCACAAATTGCTGGTGGTTTTGCTATTCTTGGCGGCGCAATGGGAACCGTCTTGCCGATATTAGGTGTAATTGCTGCTGTCGGTTTCCCGATTATTGCGATGTTTACATCAATGAGTGGTGCTGCTGATACATTTGATGATAAATTAGAAAATTTGCGCGATACTATAAGCGCTATGGAAAAGGCTCAAGGTCTTTTAAATATGGGTTTGACTGAAGCAGAAGATCGTTTTGGAACGCTCACTCATTCGGTGCAAGTGTATGCGAAAGCCCAAGCGGATTTGGCTTTAAATGAAGTTGCTAGAAATCTAAGATCTTTAGCATCTGAGCTTGCCGAGGTAGGATCAAAATATGAATCTGTTGGCCGAAAAGGAAGAAGGCTAAACAGGTCGGTGCAAGAAATCAGAAAAGAATTTGATTTGACATCTGCTGAAGCAAAAATATTGCAAGCGGCATTTGATGATTTTTCTGCATCTATGCAAAGTGCAGACCTGACCAAAATGGATGAAGGCACAAAAAATTTAGTGCAAACAATGTATGATTTAGGGGTTTCGTTAGAAGAAACTGAAAATGATGCATTATTAGGCTTTACGCAGTCAATGGTCGATTTTGGCATTGAAGCTGCAACAGCTAGAAAGTTGGCTGAAGAATTAAGGGCTGGAATTTTATCATTAGATGTTCCTAAGCCCGTTTTCCCTGATCCAGAAGAAATTGTAATGGGTCAGTTTCTTGTGCCTGATCCAGAAGGTATGAGAAATTCTTATAATGCTGGGCAAAAATTATTGATTGAGGAGCGCAAAAAAGCAGCAAAAGAAGCGCAAGCTGCGTTAGATAAAGAAAAAAGGGAATTAGAGAGTTTTGCTGAAAAGTTTGAACCAGTATTAACTGCGGCGGCTGAATACGAAGAAACGATGACTAAGTTAAATCGGGCGCGGGAAATTGGTGCAATTACAGAAGAACAACACGCTCAAGCCACAGCCGTTGCAACCGATAAATATAGAATAGCAGCTGGTGAATTAGTTGATTATACGGCTGTTGCAAATAATTTTGCTAATTCGCTTGAAGGTAGCATGATGCAATTGGCGGAAGGAACTTTGAGCGTAGAAGATGCGTTTAAGAATATGGCGGCACAAGTCATAAGAGAACTTTATAGAGTTTTGGTTGTCCAGCAGCTTGTAAACGCTGCAATGGGATTATTTGGCTTTAGCCCAAGTTCTGGTGGTGGATTTGTTCCGACAGGTGGCGCTGGTGCATTTGGTGGGCCTGTTTCGCCTTCTCAGGGAATAGTGGTTGGTGAACGTGGGCCAGAGGTATTTTTCCCGCCATCTAAAGGTAATCTTGTTCCCAATAATAAAATTGGTGGGAATGAAGTTATTGTTAATCAAACAATCAACGTTACGACAGGTGTACAGCAGACAGTTCGTGCTGAGGTGCTAGGCTTGATGCCTCAGATAGCAGAGGCATCTAAAGCTGCTGTATTAGACGCTAAACGGCGTGGCGGCGCATTTGCAGGAGCATTTTAAATGGCTATTACATATCCTAGATCGCTGCCTACCCACACGGGTTTAATGAGCATTACGCTAAGAGCGGTTAATCAAACTGCTTTAACGATGTCACCATTTAGCTTTAAGCAGCAGATCCATAATCATAGCGGCCAAAGATGGGAGGCCGAAATTCAACTGCCGCCTCAGAATAGAGCAGATGCAGAGCAATGGATAGCTTGGCTGCTAAGCTTGAATGGCATGGCTGGGTCATTTTTGCTTTTTGATCCGCTAAATACCACACCAAGAGGCGCTCTAGGTGGCACTCCTGTTGTAAACGGATCAGGGCAAGTTGGTGGGTCATTATCTATTGATGGTTGCAGCAATAGCGTTACTGGTTGGCTAAAGGCTGGGGATTACATTCAACTAGGTGGCGGCGCGTCTGCTTCCTTGCACAAGGTTCTTACAGATGTTGATACGAATGCCAGCGGACAAGCCACCATTGATCTCTGGCCGTATATCAGAACTGCACCTTCAGATGGTGCGACTGTAACCACATCAAATTGCGTTGGCAGATTTAGATTGAATAGTGGTCAGCAAGATTGGACTATTAACAGCGCCTCAATTTACGGGATTACATTTGCTGCTATTGAGGTCGTGCCATGACCAGAGTTTTAGGAACTGTAGCGGATGTCCTTGAGCTTGACGAAATATTCCCGTTCTTTGCCATGCAGCTTATGTTTGATGAGCGCAAAACAACATTCAACGGGAGCATTGTGCAACATGGCCCGTTGTATCTTTGGACTGGCCTTGGTGATCTTACGCATGAAGGAATAACCTATATTGGCACAGGCAACATGCTGCAAATCTCTGAGGTTACTGAGACAGCCGATTTAAGGGCCGCTGGCGCTACTATTACGTTGTCAGGGGTTCCACTAGAAACAATTTCTCTGGCGATGCAGGAGCCGTATCACGGGCGCGAGTGTCGCGTTAAGTTTGGCATTTTAGACGCAAACAGAAATAAAACACTGAACGAAGATGGCGATGCTATTCTTTACGAAGATACTTCAGATGTTGATAACTCTGCTGGCACTGTCAGCCTGCTGGTTGATTTATTCACTGGCTATATGGATCGGATGGATATTGCAGAAAGTCCTGATAGTTCGGTCATATCGCTGTCTGTTGAAAACAAGTTGATTGATTTGCAGACCCGAAAGGTCAAAAGGTACACATCTGAGTTTCATAAGATCCTTTATCCAAACGACAAGGCTTTTGATTACTTGAATTACTTGCAAACGCAAAAGCTGAAGTGGGGCGGTGAAAGATGAGCGCCTTTGATAGATATTTAGAGCAATCAAGGCAAAAGCCTTTTGCTTGGGGCGATCATGACTGTATCACATTCGCAAACAAAGCTTGCGCCGCGCAAAGAGGTTGCGGGTTTGCAGACGAGTTTCTCGGCAAATATACTACATCGAAGGGTGCGCTTTTAACCTATCAGCGTTGGATTAGATCAACGAAATATGATAGTTTGATAAATGCGGTAGATGATAGGCTTGAGAGATTGAAAACCAATATTCCACCCATTGGCTCTATTGCTGCTAAGCAAGATAATTTATCACATGCGGTTTTGCCCATTAAGTTTGGCGTTTGCGTTGGTCGGCTTATAGCCTTTGTCGGCGCAGACAGATTAGTTTTGCGCCAGCCCTCTAGCGATATGATTTTCTGGAAGGTTAGCAATGGGCAGTGAACAAGATAGAAACAGGTTTTTTGGCGCTGTCATAACTGGCGCGGCTCTTGTGGCGACAGGCGGCACCGCAGCATTTACTGGCGTGGCTGGGGGGTTAAGCACGTTTTCTGCTGCTGGCGCTTTAGCAGTTGCACAAGTTTCTGCAATTAGTCTTGCCGCTGGTTACGCCTACAGCGCACTGGCAGGAAACACGAGCTTACCCGACTTCCGAAATCAAGTCAGGTCATATGACATTAATCAACTTGGCTCTGCCCTACCAACTGCTCAGGTTTACGGTGAAACTAAAATTGGCGGGGCAATATTCTATCAAGAGACTACAATCGAAAATGATTATCTGCACAGAATGATTGCGTTTGCAGACCATGAGATAGAGAGCTTTGAGGAAGTATATCTTGACGAATATAGGCTTACATTGGCGGGCAATGGTCGTGTGAGTGGTGCAACTGATATTGCTGGTAATGAAATTGATATTTTCACTTCAGATGAATACGCAGTAGCTTATATTGCCCAAATCCAAGAAAAGCTAGGCACAGCAGATCAGTCTTACAGTCCGATTGATGGTAGCGAGGTTTGGGACGCAAGCCACACTGCATCAGGCGTTGCATATCTTCACTGCACCTTTTTATACAGTGCAGACGCATATCCAAACGGCGCACCAACGATTACAGCAGTTGTAAAAGGTAAAAAGCTATACGATCCTAGAACGCAGACAACGGCTTATAGCAATAACTCTGCGCTTGTGCTGCGTGATTATTTAATAAGCAGTGGCATAGCTGATGCTAGTGAAATCAACGAAACATTATTTTCTGCGGCTGCAAATATCTGCGATGAAGATGTCACCTTAGCAGATGGCACTACTGAAAAAAGATACACTTGTAATGGTAGCTTTACGACTGATGTAGACCCTGCAAAAATCATTGGCACAATCGTTGATACGATGGGTGGCATGGTTTGGTATAGCCAAGGCCAATGGGGCTGCAAGGCGGCAAAATACACGGCTCCAGTCTTAGCGCTTAATGAGGATGATTTTCGCTCTGGGCTATCTATTTCGACGCGAAACAGCCGCAAAGATGGTTTTAATAAGGTTATTGGATTATTTCGCAGCCCAGACACAAACTGGCAGCAGACAAACTTTCCTAGCATTACCAGCCCAACGTTTTTAAACGTAGATGGCGGGCAGGAAAACACGCTAGAAATGGATTTGCCGTTTGTCACATCCAGCGCAACGGCGCAGCGCATAGCTAAAATTGCTCTATATAGAAACAGAGAGCAGCTAAAAATAAGCGGATCATTCGGCATGAGGGCGCTTAATTTAACTGTGGGCGATCTGGTCACAATTACTTACGACAGGCTGGGCTTTGATGCTAAGGTTTTTGAGGTAACTGAGTGGACGTTTGGGCTTGCCTCCGACATGACGCTTCAAGTCAGCATGTCTTTGCAGGAAATAAGCTCTGGTATATTCAATTGGGATGCCGATGAGACTGCTTTTGAAAGCAATAATACAACATTAACGCCAGCCTTTTCTGTTCCCGCTGTTGGCCTGTCTCACACTGTTTCTGAAGTTGTCTATAACGAGAAAATCACCAGCACTTTATTTGTGACAGTTTCATCCACCCATCCAGAGCAAATTGATAGCGTTGAGGTTGAGCTTATTAGAACAACCAAAGGCGATGCTGATGTAAACTTTATGGGAATTGTTATAAGCTTTTTGCGTATTATCGTAGGCACCGCCACTACAAGTGAACTGTTTTTATTCCAAACAGATCCAAGTAATCAATATTTTGGAAACATTTCAGACTTGGGAACGCAAAACATATCCATTGATGATGTGATTTGCTTATTGCGCCGACAAGTCGGTCTGGAAAACACGACTGCTCAAGATAATTATATCGATAATACGTTTGTTCCCACGATGGTCAATGATCCAGTAAAATACGGATCTTATGTAACGGTACAGCCTTACCAAGAAGAATTTGTCGTGGTCAACAAAGGTGATCTTGGATTGTTTGAATTTAAGGACATTGAGGAAGGCGACTACACTGTCAGAGCTAGGGGTATCAATGCACATGGAACAAAGGGGCCGTGGGTAGAGAGATGACTATAAAAATCGCACCAGCACGAAAACTGCCATTGGATGTTGAGGATTTCAGCGCTGAAGTTAATGGCAACACAACACAACTGGAATGGAAGCCAGTTGCAAGCCCAAATCTGAGCTATTACCAGATTAGGCATTCTGTAGCGACTTCCAACGCGATTTGGAGTGATGCTACTACAGTAGTCGCTAAGGTTAGTAGACCAGCTAATTCTATCTCTGTGCCAGCTAGATCCGGCTCATATATGATTAAAGCATATACAAAAGCGGGTAAGCCTAGCGCTGATTATTCTATTGCTGTGGTTCCAGCCGCTAATGTTAATTCGTACAGCCAAAGCCTGACGCAAGCGGAAGCACCTAGTTTTACGGGTAGTAAAATCGGGCTGACTGTAGCGAGCAATAAGATTTATGCAACGGGTGGCGGCACTGCTCAAAACTTAAATCGATATGATTTCAGCAATTATATTGAAACGCATGACAGCACAGTGCGGTTGGCAAACATTCGCATTGATGCAACGACTGTGCGGAAAGATCTTACAAACGGTCTTTTTGATGCTTTGCCAAATTTGTTTGACGATCTGCCGACAGGGATTGTTTATAGCTCTGACTACAACTCTCAAACATATACAAATACTGGCTTTGATTTTGTCCACAACAAGACAAATCACAACGACACTAATTTGGTCTTTCAAATATCAACAACGGATGATGATCCAGCGGGATCACCTACATGGTCGAGTTACAATTTTTTTCGTGCTGGGCAATTCTCTGGGCGAGCCTTTAGATTTCGTGTATATTTCAATTCAACATCGCAAGGCTTCAGCGCAGAGGTCAGCGCATTAACAGCATATGTGGAGTATAATACCTGATGTCACAGCATGATATGGATATAGCCAACCAAGCGGCGGCTGATTTAAGGGCAGATTTAAACAACGCGCTGCAAGCATTAGCCAGCACAAGCTCAGGAACATCTGCGCCGACTACGCCTTATGCTAATCAGCTTTGGTACGATACAAGCAAGAATGTGCTTTACCTCAGAAATGAGGCTAACTCATCTGACATTCCTTTAGGCTATATAGATCAAGCCAGTAGTGATTTCGAGATTTATAACACGACAAGCATTATTTCTGGCAATGCTTCAACAGGTATAACGCTTCATGGAAATTTAAGTGTTGCTTCTTCGGCTTCATTGACTAGTGGAACCAGCCCTTTGGGGCAGTTAATTTCACCCGCTAATTTTAAAACTGCTGTTGATACACTTGTTGCAACGACTGGAATAGGAAACAGTCAAACGTGGCAAGATGTAAGCAGCAGCCGCGCTGTCAGCACAGTTTATCAAAACACAACTGGAAAGCCTATTCAGGTAAACGTCGATACAAACGCAGATGTTGTTCTGCAAGTGTCTAGCGATAATTCTACATATATTAGCGTTGGCACAACCTTGAACGGTGTATCTGCGATCATCCCGAATAATCATTATTACAAAGTCAATGGTTCTGGGACTGTAGGCTACTGGGCAGAATTGAGGTAGAAAATGGCTGATAAAAAGATAAGTGAATTAACGGCACTTACAGGTGCTAATGTAGCGACAGACGATCAGCTGGTAATTGTTGATACCTCTGCTGCTCTGACTAAAAGCATTACGATAGATGAGTTCAAGAACGCCTTAGATACGGCCACTGGCTTTGTCAGGATAACTGGCGATACCATGACGGGTGATCTAAGCATGTCTGGCGCAAATATTACGCTTGGTGATAGCTCTGGCGTTTCAGATGATAGGATTGTGCTGGGAGATGATAGTGATTTGCTCATATATCATAACAATCCCAATTCATTTATCAGAGATCAGGGAAACGGTAATTTTTTCATAACTACTGATGGAAATTACATTTTTCTGGCAAAAGATGATTTAACTAATATGGCTACGTTTCAAGTTGATGGGCCTGTGGATCTGTATCATGCAGGATCAGCCAAACTCGCCACCACCAGCACAGGCATTGCTGTAACAGGTGACGCTACCTTTGCTGATAATGGTAAAGCCATCTTCGGCGCTGGGTCTGACCTACAGATTTACCATGATGGGTCTGAAAGCATTATTAAAGACGCTGGCACAGGAAATCTAAAAATACTTGCGACTGATTTACGGATTAACAATGCAGATAGCAGTAAGTCGTATATTACTGGTGTTGATGGTAGTTATGTAAATTTATATTACAACGGGTCACAAAAACTTGTCACCACCAGCACAGGCGTAGA